GGCCAATCAGAGCGCTGTACTCCGAGGCCTGCATACGGTACTCGCCACCCCACTTGACGCAGGTGTCGACGAGACTGGACAGTGTGGGTGCTTGGTAGGCATCGACGTTGATCGTGAAGCCCGAACCGAACCCTGACTGCAGAGGCACGTAGGCGATGTCCTGGGGATACCGTCCGAGGAAGTACAGACCGACGATCGTCGGGATCTGCGCCATGATGTCGAGGATGAGGTTGTGTGGGAACTGGAAGTCAGTCCAGTTGAAGGGGAAGATGACACGGTCGAAGTACGAGTCGGAAGTCTGTGCGGTGCAGTTGACAACACGCCCGTTGCTCTGGTAGGTCCTCGACCAGATGATGCCACTCCAGGCGAGGTTGCCATCTCGGTAAACCCAGATGCTCCTCTGCCCAGGCCTTGTCCAGTTTTCCAGGTTGTGCAGGTCCATCGAGGGGTTGTCGATGCGGAACGAGAACGTCATGTTGCCGGGCTTGCTGAGGTTCTTGTCCATGTAGATGCCGTACAGGCCGATCAGCTCGCCCAGGAAGTTGGCCTGATTGGAGACGCCAACGTTGGACGTCTCCGTGATCAGGTACGTGTATCTCGGGTTCGCGTTTGCCATGTCACATCCACTGGTCGTTGATTTCGAGGTTCAGAGTTGGTGCGCCGCCACCGCTAGTTGTCAGCTTGATGACGTTCATACCAGGAGCGAAGCGGAACCAGCCAGCTTCGCTCGTGACCCTGTTCCTCCAGTTGGTCGAGTTGAAGCCTTGCTGTAGGAGAACGACCCGTTGACCGAGGTCGATCCAGATCTCGTAGCCGCCAGAAGGTACAGTGGCAGTGATCGGGATAGCACGACCGAAGCCTGGCGAGGTCAACGTCACCACAGGGTTGACGCAAGCGTCGGCATTCTTGATCTTGATGAGACCTGTGTTCGCGTAGTTACCTTCGTTGTAGTACGTCAAGCCTGCGCCCACTGCTGAAGGCCCAAGGACCTTACCTGTCAGCGAGTACCACTGAGGCTGAGCACACTGCAGCATGATCTTGAAGGACTGCGAGTTGAACCGCCGCGAGGTGTCCCAGTCGTACTTCACGCCGAGACTGTATGCACCTGTGAACTTCTCCGGTGCGCCGGGCGCCTTAGCGTAGAAGAACGCACCCGACGAAGGGAAGCCTTGCGACCAGTTCGTCGGTGCATAGTTCTTCTTGAGCTTGTCAAGCCACAGCTCGAGGGAGTCACTGGGATGGCAGAAGAGAGTACCTTCCAACGTGATCACGCGTGTGGCATAGAACTGAGCCTCGACGGCACCACCATCGTAACCGTCGTGGTCCTTCGCACTGACCTTCACGTCAGGCAGGTCCATGCCGGACACCTTTGTGATGTCCCAAATCGGATTGCCTACGGTAGGAACGCTAGCATCGTTGTTGAGGACGATGCCATCTTCCCTGTACCGGAACTGATAGTCATTCACATACATTAGCCAGCCACCCCATTCGCCAGTGCGAAGCCAAGGTCAGAGGCGTTACGCTGCGGATCGATCTGAGAGGTGTAGATACCCACCGACTGGTAAACGACTGTACCTGTACCTGCAGAACCAAATGGCCCCGGACCAAAGCCGTTCGATGGGTTGTAGCCACCCCCACCGTAAGGGCCTGCCCACGGGTCACTGCCGTAGGAGCCTGCAGGTGCACCGAAGCCCCAACTACCGGGCGACCCAGCCTTCGCGAGATCGTCAGCAGCATCGGAAACGTCACCAGCCATATCCTGAAGGCCTAGTGCCATACCCTTGCCGACGTTCTGACCAAGCTCACGCATCAGCTTCGAAGGCGAGCTAATGCCGAAGAAGCTCTTAATACCCTGCCAAGCGCTCTTGGCAAACCCAACGATCTTGTCCTTGATCAGGCCACCAAGGTTTTCGATACCCCGCAGCAGGCCACGGATGATATCCTGACCCGCATCGATAAGCCAGTTCCAAGCGTCGGAGAAGAAGCTCTTGATCTTGTTTGGCAAGTCCTTGAAGAAGTTTCCGACGTCAGTGAGCTTCCTGTTGATCCAGTCACCAGCCCTGGTGATGACATCAGAGATGGCCTTCCAGGCGTCGTTCCACCTGTCCCTGAACCAGTTAGCGGCCTTGATGATGAAGTCGATAGCCGGCTGCACAAAGCCCTTGATCGAGTTCCAGAAGAACTCCCACATGTGCTGGATCGTCTCGAGAGCAATCTGGAAGCCGTTCTTGATCAGGTCAAGGAACGGTCCGATGGTGTCTTCGATCCAGGTAATAGCAGCACCGACGATGCCCTTGATCGCATCCCAAACGCCTACGAAGACACCCTTGATGATGTCCCAGATGCCGGTGAAGATCTCCTTGATGCCGTCCCAGGCGAGCTGCCAGTCACCAGTAAAGGTTCCGATCAGGAAGTCGATGATGCCCTTGAAGATGTTCCAGATACCTTCGATGACACCGGAGATGATGTCCCATGCACCCTTCAGGACAGCCACGACAGCTTCCCAGGCGAACTTGAACGTGGAGATCAGGATGCTCAGGAGGTCCTTGAAGATGTTGACGACGTTGTCCCAGATGCCGACCAACCAGTCGATGATGGGCTGGATGATGGGTTGGATCTTCCCCCACAGCTTCGAGGTCCAAGCAACGATGTCATTCCAGATCTTGACGACAAAGTCACGCACAGTCTGGAAGGCGATCTGGATATGCATCTGCATTTCATCCCAGATGGCCTTCAGCCTATCGCCGAAGTTCGCCTTGATCCAGTTGACGACACGGTTGAAGATATCGACGATGCCGTTCCAGACGCTCTCAGCAGTCGCCTTGATCCAGTCCCAGTTCTTGACAATCAGGTATCCGATGGCAACAACTGCAGCAATGCCAGCAACAACGGCAGCAAAGATGCCGATGAGCGCACCTACACCGATACCGAGACCTGCGGCAGCGCCAGTGACCATCATGATGGCACCCGCAACAGCGATGAGTACACCGAGGATCACGGCGAATGCAGCAGCACCTGCGGCGATCCAGATGATGGTGTTCTTCGTTCCATCGCTAAGGTTGTTCCACCAGCCTAGTACGGCGCTCAGAACCTTCAGCAACTGCGAGAGGATTGGCATCAAGGCCTCGCCGACCTCAATACGAACGAGCTCCCACTGGTTCTTTAGGACCTGGGTCTTGCTGATAGCTGTGCCGGCCATCTGGTCGTAAGCGCCAGTGAACGCGCCCGAAGCGTTGTTCATGTCGCCAACCAGCCCAACAAACTGGCTCGCTGCGGTCTTATCCTTCAGCACCATGTCGTAGAACCGGCGTGCTTGGATGGTTCCACCAGCACCCAGGAACAGTTTCTGCAGGGCTTCCGCACGTTGTGGGTCGGTTAGACCGGAAAGCTTCTTCTGCAAGTCCTGCATGATGTCGGACATGCCACGGAATTCGCCCTTGCTATCGCGAACCTTGACGCCCATGTCCTCAAGACGCTTGACAACCTTCGGGTTCGCGAGCGCATCGAAGGCTCGAGCGGCCGAAGTACCTGCCTGTGCGGCAGTCATACCGTTACGGGTCATGAAGGCCATCATGCCAGCGAGCTCTTGGACGCTCTGACCAGCACGAGTAGCCGACGGTGTAGCCTTACCGATCGCAGTGTTGAACTCCGCGAAGGTACCAACACCCTTACGAACCAGCTGGAACTGCACATCGAGGACGTCGTTCACCTTGTCCACAGGGATGTGGAAGGCATTCATGATACCGATCGTGGCACGCGACGCGTCCTGGACACTCACCTGGCCTGCGACGGCTTCCTTAGCGAATGCTTCAAGCAGCTTCTGCGCCTGCGGTACCGAAACATCCATCGAGGAGAAGATGTCGTACAGGCCATTGCTGAGCTCTTCGATCGGTACAGCAACGTCCTTCGCAACGGTCTTGACGACCTTACCGAGCTCCTGCTGACTGGTCTTGACCTTATCGGTCTGCGTCATGACACGGGAGACCTGGTGTTCGAAGTCCGCAGCGTCCTTTACCGTGCCAGCCATCCAGTCGAGTGCGGCAACACCGACACCAGCAATGCCTGCACCGAGGCCAACAAGCGCCGACCCTGCTGCTACTTGGTTCCTGGCAGCGCGCTGTGACATCGTATCGAGGTCGCTGAAGCCACGACCAAGGCCATTCAGCACACGGGAAGCCTCGTCCCTGGCGCGAAGGACGAGGAGCAGTTCCCGCGTACTGAGGGCCATTAGTGCTTCTGCCTCTCCCGTTCGAGGTGCTCACGTTCTGCATCTGCTGCGAGGACGCACTGTATCCTAAACACGTCCTCAGCGTCCTGATCGAACAGGCCGCCTGCTCTTGGAAGTACGCCGAGTGCTTTGCAGGTGTGCGCCGTCTCAGCCCAGAAGAGCACTTCAGGGTCCGCGTCCCGGTTCAGGACTACTGAGGCGCGGACCCGCCCCCGAAATCCTCCTTGGCGTCTTCGTCGGCTTCGAAGTTGTTCAGCTCGTCGATGAGGTTGGAGACCTCCTCACCGATCTGCGGGTCGAGGTTGTTGACGTCGTTCGGGTCGGACAGGTTGAGCGTACGCCCGGTCTCGTCCTCCAGGTTGTGTTCGACGATGCAGTGGCTGAAGTCGAACAGGGTCGACGCGTGCTGCAGCATCTCGATGTCGGCCTTGCCACCCTTCTTCCCGCGACCGCCGCCCATCTGGACCGACATCTTCATCGCTTCCGTGGAACGCCGAAGCTTCGCTCCGTACGGCAGCTTGCGCAGAACGACGAACGCGCCCTTGCACGTCGTCAGATCGAACTTCTCCGTGGCTGTGGTGTCCACCGTTGCACGTGGCATTAGAGCTCCTCAACTCTTAACCGTGGTTGGTAAGTCTATAAGTGGTCTAACCAATTGAGACCTCTGTTAGACCACTTTTAGCCCTACCCGTAATACCTTTACGCGGGGCTTGATCCTATTTAGTTAGACCCGATGTAAGACCTTTTAGTCTATAGACTCGGGGTGAAGCGAAGCACACTCCACACGCACTATCACACGGGAGCGTTCTCCAAGGTCTTCATGGTGAGCTGGTACGACCTCTGAGTACCGGTGTCGAGGACACCCATGTAGTTCACGTTGGCTCGGACGAGATCGCCCTGACCGCCGAGAGCCACTTCGTACGTGTCCTTGATGCTCGCAAGCATGTCG